TCATCCTCCTGTTTTTGCTTGCCTTAGGCCCGGTCGATCCGGGAGCCCCAGCGCCGCGTCAAGGCGGCAAGCGTGCGGGGGTGAGCCCGCCGAAGCGGGCCCGGCGGGGTCAGTCGTCAATGATCGCGTCGCCCTTGTACGCGTTGCTCAGGTCCGCGTCGCGCATGTCCGCGCCTCGCAGGTCGGCGCCTCGCAGGTCCGCGTCGCGCATGTCCGCGCCTCGCAGGTCGGCGCCTCGCAGGTTGGCGTAGCGCAGGTCAGCGCCTCGCAGGTCGGCGCCTCGCAGGTTGGCGTAGCGCAGGTCCGCGCCTCGCAGGTTAGCGCCTCGCAGGTTGGCGTAGCGCAGGTCAGCGCCTCGCAGGTCCGCGCCTCGCAGGTTAGCGTCGTTCAGGTCCGCGTCGCGCAGGCACACGTCGCGCAGGCACACGCCGCGCAGGTCAGCGCCTCGCAGGTTAGCGTCGCGCAGGTTAGCGTCGCGCAGGTCGGTATCGCGCAGGTCGGTATCGCGCAGGTCGGCCCGAGCACCAGCCTTGCCGCGCCTGGCCTGCCAGAGCTCGTGGTCTGCGATGATCTTCGCGAGGTCGTTGTCGTTGATCTGGCGCCGTGCGGTAGTCGGATGCGTAGTCATTGTCCTGTCCTCCGTTGTGCTGTGTCCGTCATCGCTTACACAATATAGTATAACTACGTCGCTGGTGATTGTCAAGAAGCGCCAGTGAGAAATCTTCGCGATCTTTTCTCGACAGCGCCACTTGACGGACAACGGTGACGGCGTTATCCTCATAATGTCAACGCGACACACACACGCACAGGAGGACAACATGAGCACGGACGCAACGTGGCACGATGAGACCGAGGCACTGTGGGAGCTGCAGGAGTGCATAACGCTGCTGGCATGTGGTGCGAGGGCGCCGGTTAGGCACCTCGATAGCTGCCGCCCCATCGATGTCTTCATCGCCATGGTTGTTGACGGCGCTGCGCCAATCGGGCAGATGCATCACACGCACACGTATCACACCGACGACGGCCAATATGTCGGCACGTACATGACGGTATACGGCAACTACGTGGTGGCAGCAATCCGGCGCACCGCCGACGGCAGCTATGAGTGGTTGCATCGTCCCGAGTATACCGACTACGGCATCAACGCCTATCGGCGGTACTCCGCCATCGAGAGCGAGCTGGTGGGCGACGTCTATCCCTATGATTCGGCAGTAGGCACCGACGCCTGACCACCACATCGGCCCCGTCGCACTGGCGGGGCCAACACACAAGGAGAACAGACGTGACACGCGACAAACGAACGATCAACGAAGTCGTGCAGGAAAAGATCATTCGCGATGGCGATCTTTCCGGTTTGACGAATGACGAGCAGGTTGAATACTACAACTCTGTTTGCGACTTGCTTGGTATCGATCCGCTCACTCAGCCGTTCCAGTATTTGCGACTGAACGGGAAGTTGCAGCTCTACGCCATGCGTGCAGCGGCGGAACAGTTGCGACGGGTAAACAAGATCAGCCTCACGATAACAAGCCGTGAGATGATGTCCGAGGACCTGTATGTAGTAACAGCCCGTGCAACGGACGCAACCGGCAGAACAGACGAGTCAACAGGGGCCGTGCCTCTCGATGGACTCAGAGGAGAGAAACTTGCCAACGCGTTGATGAAGGCGGAAACCAAGGCGAAACGTCGGGTTACGTTGTCAATCGCTGGTCTTGGCATGCTTGACGAGAACGAGGTCTCGTCCATTCCCGACGCACAAACAATCAGCGCAGAAGACCGAGAGACGGAAAACCTGCGCTCGAACATCAAGTATGAGATGAAGCGCATCGGGTGGAACGCGAAGGACATAACAAACTACATACGCGAGACGTATGATTTGCCGGAGGGCGAAGAGCTGGACGCGGAGCACCTGGAAGACCTGCTCGACAGGGTTCGCGGCATGAGCCCGCCGGACAATGACGACCAGGAAGAAACGCCGCCGGAGAACATACCAACAGACAAGAAAGGGCTCGTCGCATGGTGCAAGGCCAAGGCGGAGGCCCTCGGGATGGACGACGACACACTTGACAGCGTCGCGACGCAGGAGTGCGGAGGATCGGTGGACGAACTTTCCGCAGAGGACCTGCTGTCGCTCGTTGACGTTTTGCAGCTTTACGAAGCGTAAACAGTCATGGGGCCGCAAGGCCCCATTTCACCACAAGGAGAACGAAAATGCCTGAGTTTACACTCCACCAACAGTGGGCGTACGCCCGCATTCGATTCATCGCGCCCATCCTCGGCACGGCACAGGCGAACGAAGACGTCTACCGCAAGTATATTGGCGCAAAAGCACCTGACCCAGACGTTGCCGAGGCACAAGCGCAGGACCTCCCCGAGGGGGAAAGCCCGGAAGAACGCGGCTGGACAACGTTTCTGTGCGAAGGCGGACAGGGCGAAAACGAACAGTTTTTGCATCCGTATCTTCCGTCGTATCAGATCAAGGGCTATCTCAAGGGCAAAGGCAACGAAACGAAAAATCAGGCGAAGGTGCGGGCACTATCGTCGAAGATAGAGAAAAACGTCTACATTCACCCCGACAAGATTCATTTTCTGGACGACGAGCTGGACTCCGTGGAGTTTCCGGATGGTATAACCTCGCGCTCGCTGAATGCCAACACGCCGCAGGGCAAGCGCACCAGCATAGCCACCAGTCACCACATAGACAGGGGCCGCCACCTCGCGTTCTGGGTCTGTGTCAACATGGAGTTGCCCAAGGAGCTTGATTTACTGACAGTCAAAAGCCTGCTCAAGTTCGGTATATTTTCTGGGCTGGGGCAATGGCGAAGCAGCGGTAAGGGCAGGTTCAAGCTGGAAAAGTTTCAGGAGGTTGACATGCCGGAAGACTGGCAGTCAATTATGGAACTTGCTCGAATGGACGAACAGGTCCCCATGCTTGACGAAGGGAGCAAAGCATGAATGACAACATACCAACCGCACGGTGTGACGAACTGTCCGTCACCACACGCAAGGTAACGGGATGATTGACGCGTTGTTGCCAAGAGAAGAAACGCGACGGCGTGGCAGGGAGGCGCTGTGCTAAGCGTCGATTGAGCAAAGGCAATGCGTCGTAACGCAAAGCAACGGCATCGAGGCGTGCGGCTCTATGAAGCGACGGCGGTGCGTCGTAAAGCGGAGCAACGGCGTGGCTCATCGGGGCATTGTCGGCAACGAGACGCAAAGCAACGGCACAGTATTGACACGATGCGAACTGACACGCGAGGCAACGGACTAGCAAGGTGGTGCCCAGAGCGGCAACGGCAAGGCATCGCGCCCGCTATGATCTGCAACGGCAAGGCATCGCAACGCAACGCAACGGCCAGGTAAGGCGGCGCATAGATCGGCAACGGCCAGGTAAAGCGTCCGCGATGATCTGCAACGGCATAGTATAGTATCGCAGTGCGACACGATGCAACGGCATCGCAATGCGGCACTCCGATTAGCAAAGGCAAGAGAAGTGCCCCGGGCTACATTGGCGCGGGGCACTTCATTTATCGGTTGTCACCACCGAGCACGCTTCGGGCAGTGCCGGTTACCTGCTCCACCATGCCGCCAACGCCCGCGAGCCCTCTGATCTTCTCCGCTGTCCTCGCGCCGGTATAAATACCATACAGGCCGCCAACAAGCCAGTGCACGGCATCGGGCACGCCAACTGGTTCAATAGCGATAAGCCCGAACGAATGAAGTATCGGTATTATACCGTAGTTTGTTGCATAAATAACAGCGCATACATACAACATCGTAGGGCGCGCACGACCGGTATACTTGTCGCCGGACCCCTGAGCCAACTTCTCGTATTCCAGCGCTCTGTCATTTACCGAGTCGGCGAACTCCATGGCGCGAGATTCAGCATCGGAAAACATCTTGTACGTTTCGTTCGCGAGGCGCATTTTTACCGCGTCAAGCTGACCTCGCTCTTCGTCAGACGTGTGCAGGTCGTCCACGATGCCAGTTATTTGACCGACGAATCCAGTTACTCCACCGTCGCCGAACAAGTCACTAAACCAACTCATCGTGCTCTCCAGAGCTTAGTATCCTGAGGAAATCCAACAAACCGTCGGCTATGCCGAACACAACGTGTGCGCCATAGTCTGCTCCATCAACAGTCTTACAACTAATGTATTGTTTTACCAAGTTTGCAGTCCAAGGATGCGTGAAAAATCCGAGCTCCAGCACGCACGCCCACGGTCTCGTTTTGGCCAGAAACGCCAGCCTGCTGTGCTGTGAATATCTCCCCACATCGTCAGTGACGATAGGAGGCCTCATGGGCACCAGCGGCCTGACAGCCTCATACACGCTGTTCCCGAGGCACGCCGCGAGTATGCTTCCGCCTTTGCTGTTTGACGAGTAGAACGATATTACACTCGACACGTCTTCATCTGTTATTGAATTATAGTGCAGGTCAACAACGCCGTCGTAATGCTTCGAGTTGGCAAGGCCTATCCGCCAATCGAGATATTCACTTGGAGTTATCAAGCCCCGTGGCGTTGGCATATAACTGACGAACGGATGACACAACCTGTCAACTGTGTATGCGATACGGCTCGTAACGATATGCTCGCTGATCTTCGTGCCGTCAATCTGTTTACCGCCGTTCATCATCGAATGTCCGGCGAATAGCAACACTTTCATTATTCGGGCCTTGCGCGTAACTCATCGACTGAATCGTTCAGCCGTGCGACAGACGTTTGCAGCTGGTCAACACGTATCGACAGCATGGCTATGCTCGACACCATACCTGGTGATCCGCCGTTTCCGTTCAGCCGTCGGTCAAGGCGATCAACGGCCTCGGTAAGGCTTTCTATCTGATTGCACAATGACTCATACTTCTGCGCGCTTACAGCGACGTCAGTCTCTGTTTGACCGATTCTTGTGTGGTCAGAGATCAACCACGTCCCAAGCGCCGAAAGGATAACAGAAGCAACTGCTATAATAGCGCGTATCTTCCACTCACTGTTCAACGTTATCCTCCATCAGTCGCCAATATCCATCAAGTGGACTCTCGCGGCTTCGTCTGTCGTGTAAACTGATCGCGGACTAGCTCTTACGGAATACCGCATGCTGTCAGAACTGCCATTGTGGGCGTTTATAATCAACGTTTCAGCAATCGTTGAAATGAGCATAGTGCCAGACGCCCAACCATCACATGCATTCTCATACGGGACGATGTTAGCGCTATCATTGTCCATGTGGAACTGGTAACCGTCAATCATGGAATAGACAGTTACCCAAACCTGCTCATTTGGCTTCACGTCGGCAAATGTCGAGCACCTGAACGCGATCACTACTTGTTCCGGGCCACCTCGTATGTTGCTAGGTCTTGCCTGTCGAGCGCCCGTCCGCACTGCGAGCGTATCGTTTGAGCAACCATCAGCTGCGAGCGTTGCGCAGTCCTGCACAACCGTCGAAGCAACGCTAAGATATGCGTTGTTAGCGATAGCTATTGCGGCGAACAACAGAACGATAGGAACAGTAAGTTTGAGAACAGTTTTCATCTATTCCTCCGGTTCGTCAAATGAGAAGTTTGGTATATCTGATATGCTATCATAGACCGTGACCCACTCAGAAGTTTCCGCCTCTCCAGCAGCATGCGCGGCGGCGCTCTGCCGAGGTGAAAACAGGTAGCTCGCCACGCCATCAACGTAGCAGGAGACGTGCGGGCCTATGGCGCAATCCTGCGACCACGCGGCACGAACAGCGTCATCGTCAGACTGTTCGTAAATGTAGTATCGAGTATACTGTTCGCTCATTTAGTTCTCCTCGCTTGGCGGTATTGCAGCCGTGCCAAACGCCGGTTGTGCGGCATCGTATGCCGACGTAGCGTCATAGGTGGTTCCGTCTACACCATCAGGTATTGTATAGTCAAAGCCTTCGCCATCCACTGCTCTTGCAAGGTTCTCTGTTGTAAGCCACTGCGCAATAAGCCCCGTTGGAGAGTCGAGCAAGGCAGTGTCTTTGTTGTCTGATATTTCAGAAAGCGTCCGAACGTCTGACCAAAGGCGAACCATTGTGATCCGCGAAGTAACTGGACTACTGCCAATCGTTATGTCGTCACCAGCAAACCCGAACGTTTCGCCAGCGCCATTGTCGGATGATCCGGCAAGCGCACCGTCAACATAAAACTTTAATTGTCCAGTGCTATTTGCTCCAGCGTCTGGGTCTACGGTAACCGCATAGTGGTGCCACTCGTCGTCATCTACACCGCTATCAACATTTGCAATGAGACCGTTATTGTCGTAGAACTCGACTTGTCCTGTTACAGCGCCAATAATACTTATAGTTGTTGGCGAAGTTTTTGTCCCACCGATATACAAAGCACCGGCGAATGCTAGGCCAGTTCTTGTTCCCCAATATGCCCACATTTCAACGGTAAATGTTGTGCTGCTGTCGAAAAGCGTTCCTGTCGGCAATGTAAGTTCATCACCGCTCACAATTTCAGCGTAATTTGTCGAATAAGTGCGCCACAAACCAGTTCCCTGTATCTCAACTGACATGGAAGTAATTCCTTTGATCGGAGCCTCCATGCTTAGTGACGTGACATATCCGGTCCCCTGCCATGCGGCGTCTGATATGTTGGCAGCGATAATTACCGATACGCTGTTGCGTTCACGCGCAGCGGTCTCAAGCGCAGCTTGCCCGGTGTCGTCTGCCACCAACAGGTGATCGGCAGTAACCGTCCACGTGCGATACTCTGGCAGATATGTTTCCCACCTGGTAGAACTTTTGACTGTCGAGTCTGCGGTTGCTTCGTCCATTGAAATTTCGCAGCCTGTTTGGCTGCCTACAACCGTGCCCCCGACGCTTACAAGCACGTCAGCGCCGAAAATAACACTCATGATGACCTCCACGTATTGAGCCACTCGCCAACAGCTGGTCCAGTGGCGCAAGTGACGCTATATTGCAGTTCCCCGTTTGCCGGATTTATCATGTCCACAAACTCAACACTCGTTATGAGATAGTTGTCTGCGGACAACCCTAGTGCAGCGTCGGTAATTGCTATCTGTTGACCGGGGACAAGACCAGCGCGCCAGCAACGGAACGTTATCTCGTCAGTAAACACACCGTAACGGTTCGCTATAGGCGTTGCTTTTGCCAGCGCTTCAGTTGCCGTCAGCGACTCGTCAAACGTGATGCGTGACTCATACCTCCCACTGGCTATACCGTCGCTGTCAGGGTCTTCCAGCGCCTGCATATCGGCAATGGTTTCGTATGCCGCTCCACTCACATCTCTATATGATGTAGTTTCATCAAGCCACGTATACTGTATCCTGTAGCCCTGCTGATAAGTAGACGCTGTCGGATCGAGGTTGTCAGTATATTCACCAAGCCATATTCGATTATCACCCGTGCGATACACCAGCTCGTGCGGGGCTATTACGTTCACTTTTTGGTTCGTCGCCAGCGCGCCTTGATAGACATTGGTGATGGTTCTGTATGGACTGTCTGTATACGCTGATTGACCATTTGTAAGAACAACAACTTCTGATTGAGCGGCGTCTGTGTCTATGTCTGTTCCAACGATAGTTACCGCCTCATCCTTCCAGCGCATTGACGAAAGGGTGATGTCTTGAGATGATGAATAACCGCCAACGTATAGCTCGGTAACAGTTGGCCATGAACCGTCTACGTAGACCGTGCTATCGTCGGTTAGTTTGATAAAGTCATACTGCACGTTCGAGTCATCATCGAGGCCCTTGACGCCAACGTATACCTCGCCATAGTCAGCCGCTGGTGTGATAGATAGATACTTCGATGTTGCATCTGTGTCGCTTACATCATATATGCCAATGTTTCCAGCATCTGCGAACGTCGCGATTGTTGTCGCGCCCCATGTTACTGTAACTGTCCCAGCCGGAGCAGAATCAATTACGACGGCAAATATCACGTCCCATGTAGCAACACTAAGCGTTGTATAGGTTGTCCCATCAAGCGTTTCGCTAGCAGTGTCAACGCCACTCGTTGTTCCATCCTTGACGCCGTATATAGTTACGCTTTGCGTAGTATCGCCAGCGTCGTCGCTCACAATGCCGACCTCGCCGGTAGACTGTGTAATATTCGCCCCGGCAACATCCGCTTCGCGCTCTGTTACGTCCGTATCCTGTGGCTCGACCAACAGGCGCGTATACATGTTTCCAGACGCTCTTACGCTGACGCCAGCTGTCAAATCAGACGTGCTAGCGGCGAACGTGCATACGGTAGTTCCGCCTCCACCATCTGGCGCGGTAACCGTTACGTTGCCAGTTGGAGATTCCGATATTTCAACCGCCGTGATGTAGTACCACGTAGGATCCACCAGAACATCTGTTACCTCACTGTCATTATTGAGAGCGAGCGTTCTTGTGAAGTAATCTGTGCCGCCACTGACTGCATATCCATAAAAAGTTACTGTCTTGCTTGTGCCTTCTGCGGCGCTGTCGCTCTGAATGCTCACATTGCCGCTGGCGCTCGGCTGCCCGAGGCCTTCGCCAGTCACGTTGAGCGCAATAGTTCTGCCGTCGGTGGCGCTTGCTTCGCGAGCGTACCGCTCCTCATATGGAAGCGTTGTGTCGTAAACCGCAGTCACGCCCAACAGTGTGTTGATGGGGTATGTCAGGTCCCATGAGCGCGGAGTTTCGCCAGTATACTCTAGCTCAATAAGTTCATATGTAAATGTTTGTATTCTGTCGTATGTGTAGTAGACCCTGTTCGCGAAGTTCTTGCGTCCCTGACGCCGCGCTACGTCCTGCACTGGATACGTGCCGTCAACGTCCCAAGGCGAAGACGTCCCAGAAGTGCTTTGGATCAAAAGTTGGCGGTCTGGCGTGATCCTCCAGTAACACCCGATCTCATCAGCTATGGCGTCCAAAACTGATCGCATAGTGACATAGTCGAGTTCGAGGTCTTCCAGCGTTGTTGATCCGCTCGCCAGCGGATACGTCGGCGTGATCTGTATAGCGCCAATCTGAGACGATGGCAGGATGGGGTCATATGTGGAGGGGGTATACCAGATGCCCTCGTCATCAAGATATGTCGTAACGAGGTCTGCGATAACTTGATCTACCGTCTGGCCTGTATACGTTTCATTTACCAGTCTTCGGTCTGTTATCTGGTGCAGATCAGCGCATTCAACAACCTGTTCCAGCCGCGTAAGGCCCTGCACGACTGCTTTTGACCGTATAGATTCAACAAAGCCTATGAAGATATTGCCCCTGTCAACAAACAGGCGGACAGGGTCTCCTATATCTATTGAGACGCTGGCCGCACGAGTCGCAAACGACAGACGCATGCGCCCCTGTAGCGATATACCGCCACGCAACGATCCGGGACGTATCTTCGATGCTATGTCAGTTCCGCCGACATAAAGATTCACTCTTCAGGGTCCAGTTTATGAGATACTGATCGTATCAACCCATCGGAACTTACTTGCGTTACGACGCATCTATTCCCGTCTTTGTCGATAAAGTGATCGTCAAACCACAGATTGTCTAACGCCTTCGGGTTCGTTCTCAAATCAGGTGTTTCAGGCACGTCGGAGAACTCCGCTTATGTAGTAGTATCTATTAGTCGTCAGTGAGGCGTCTGTGTCGTTCGTATAGCGCAGAACAAGGTGCGAAGAGTCATTAGCTACCAGTTTCGGCGCAACGGCAGCAAGAGTAGGTACGTCTGTCTCAGCTGCTCCGGCGACAAGCGCAGATGTATCAGAGTTTACAGGTATCCCGTTCATGACATAACACTCTTTGTTATATGCAGCACTCCACACAATCGGCCATACCGCTCCGTTTATCTCCCATTGCCAATAGTGCGTCCCGCTTGAGTTTGACGGGTTCGGCGCTTGTGCAAACCAGGTATCTATATACAGCGCGTAACCAGATGCAACGGTTATCGAAGTATCCTCTTGGTTAGGGTCGGTCCCTACGGCAGCACTGAGCAACACGCGAGTTGCTGACCCTTCTCCGAGCTTCGGCGCAACTATTAGGTTCCCATCGTCGCATTCAATCGCTTGCCATTCAGTCTCTCCGCTATCGTATGCACAAGGCGGTATGCCGGTGCTCCCACCGGCTGGAGGCGTCCCTTCGCGTGGAAGTTCCGTGCTGCTAAAGTCTGTCAATGCCATGCTATACTCCGTAAACTGCCAGCTTGTCGCCAGCGCCGCGAATCACTGTGTCAATAATCGTATCGCGGTCGAGATAAACCTGCACTTGAGTGTTGCGCCCGCTCTTCAGGTCTTTGAGGGGTATGATCGCTTCAGGACCAGCCTCACCGGCGACACCGAGCGTTGGTTTGGTGACGATGCCACCGTCTGCCCAAAACTTGAGCTTCTTGATACCGCCCCACAGCTTTTTAGCGCCGCCCCATATCTTGTCTGCATTCATTATTCCTGATAGTATCGCGCTTGGCAACTGAAGCCCTGGTATAGCTAAACCAAATGAACTCAAGCCACCGGCAATGTCTTTGAACGCGCCAAGACCGCCGGTAGCTTTCCCGATGAGCCCCGATACTCCTGTTGCGGCTTTCATGCCACCACCACCTCCGCCCCCTATCCCTCCAGCCAGCTTCCCGCTTTTGGCAATGAGATTACCAACAGACGAAGAAGACTTCTTTTCCATATCTTCAAATGCTTGTTTCACTTTGCCGGTAGCTTCTTGCGTCGGAACAACCATCTCATCATTCAGACGAGAGAAGTTTTGAGATATACCGTCCATCATATCGGGAACATATGACCCACCAACTACTGCTTCATACATGTCCGCGAAAAATCCCACAACAGCATCTATCTTACCTTCGATCCAGTCAACAAGCGGCCCGAATACTGAACGGACTGTGGAGCTTATCGTTTCCCATGCGCCAGCCCAGTCGCCTGTGATGAACTGTATACCAGCTGTAACAATGCCCTTGAGGAGTTCAAACTCAGCACGTAAAAAACCTACGATATACTCCCATGCTGTCATGAAAACGTTCGTGATAGAATCCCATAGTTCGACAAACCAATTGGCAACAGCGTCCCATATTGCACGTGCACGGGATGTTATAGCCTCCCATATTGCGACAACCTTCGGGCGTATCTCGTCCCAGTTATTATAGAGATAGACGCCTACTGCTACAAGCGCTGCAATAGCTGTTATTGCAAGACCTATCGGGTTTGCGGCGAGAAACTTGAGCGCTATTCCGAGACCTTTGATAACGGGCACAAGGTTTGTCACAGCTGAAACAACAGAGCCTATTGCCACAAGAAGTGGTCCAGCAGCAGCCGCTGCTCCAAGAATTGCTATGATAACACCTTGTGTGGTGGGGCTCAATCTTGCAAACCAACCGACCATTTCAGCGATACGAGCTATTGCTCGCTCAATATATGGCTGAAGGTTTTCGAATGCTGTGAGCAATGCTTGCCCAAGAGGTTCAGCAGCAACCATAACCTTCGCGCCAAGTTCTGCCATTCTGTCGCCGAAAGTTTTCGTGCTATCTGCTGCGGTGCCGATAGTTTCATCAGAGCCGTCCAACATTTCCATCAGTTCAGCAATCTCGAACCGACCCTCGCGGATAGCAGCGGCCATATCGGGGCCTGCACGCGCCCCAAATGTCTCTATGGCGATACGGTTAGCCTCAGCGTCGTCTCCAGCGGCCTTGATAGCGTCAGACAACTCGCGGAACGTTGCCGGTATGTCTTCAACTCCAGCAGCGGCCATTCGCGCAATGCCCTGACGCAAACCTCCCATAACCAATTCGGTGTTTACGCCCTCCTTGCCGAACTTACCCATAAGCGCAGCAGACTGCTCGAATGATAGCCCAAGTTGGCGCAGTGGTGCACCATATCGTGTTACCATGTCGAGCAACTGAGAAACAGGCGGGCCTGTAGCCTGCGACGTGACGAACATCCTGTTCAGTGCGGCCTGTGCGTTATCTGACGATATTGCCCAGTCGCCAAACGCGCGGGTTCCGCGCTCAATCAGTGCGCCGGTATCTTCTCCTGTTATACGCCCAAGCTCTAGCATGTCTGTTGCTAGAGACTGTAATGCTGGCCCGGTAAGACCGGTCCGAGTGTTGAGGTCGGCGATTGCTTGCGCGGTGGCGTTGACGCCAGCCGGGGTAGCCTGAAATACGGCCCTGAAGTCATCGCCAAGAGCCTCAAGAGCCGCACCAGTGGCACCGGTCCCGGCACGAATAGTTGCCATGCCCTGGTTCATCTTGTCGGCTGATGCGAGCAGTGCTCCGCCAGCAGCAACTATTGGTAGCGTGACATTCTGCGTCATCGACCTACCAATAGACGTCATTCGCTGTCCTACAGCTGACACCTTGCGCGCCGCAGCGTCGAGCTTAGCCCCTACTTGGCTGGCATCTACGCCTAAGACGATTTCGAGTGTTTCACGACGCATTATAAGACGCCCCAAATCGTTTGACTAACTCTTCATGCTCACGCTTGCGCTCTTCTGGCGACTTTTCTTCCTGCCTAGCTCCCCGCAGTAGCTGTTCAGGCGTCACGCGATGCTTTTCCTCTAACTGTATGTTCAATAGATACGAAACAGCCCATGCAGTCCGGCGGTATGCTGCCTCCGATCTATCGCGCTCCCCATCTGCGGCCCATAGAGCCTCACGCATGGTCAAGCTCCATAGCTCCTCAGGGCTCATACCGAGGCGGAAACCGAGCTTTGCTATTGCTTCCCAGATGTCTTCTTGGTCGCCTTGCTCTGCTTCCGCCCCTGTGCGTTTCCCGCGTCGTTATCCACCGGGAAGCTCTTGATAAGTGCGTTGATGATCGTATCAGCACCTGTTACGATATCGCCGAACTCGACCTCTGACTCAAGCTGCTCAATTGTCAGTTCAGGGCGTTCGTGCAACAGTCCTGCGTGGAGAATAGCCAGTAGATCATCCTCCGTCATGCTATTCAAGCGCTGCTCATTTCTGAACAAATCGAACAACGGACAGTCGAAGTGATCTCTGAGCACCCGCGCCGAACTCATGGGGAACCGTAGATTCACCGTCTTCCCACCAACAGTAAACGGGAACTTCTGCTGTGCTTCATGTGGTGTCATTCATTGTCCCTTATTATCAAGGAGTATCTACAGCGAGCGCTCCGGTGCCCTGAATAGAAATACTAACTGTTGAGGCTTCCTTCGTCGGCGCGGTAATTGAAACGCTCGTTACCACGCCGATACCATAGTAAGTCTGCGTTCCCGTTGAATACGGAACCGCGAGCTGCACCTCCACAACCGTTGGTGTCGTTGCGCTCAATATCTGATCCTCGAAGTAACCATATGCAGTATCGTCTGGTACATGCAGAGCGTTACACTCTACCTCCCAAGAGCGATACCCAGGAAGATACTCTTCCCACAGATAGTCATCGTCTGTTGATTCAAGCTTTGCCGTAATGTCTACGGACGCGCCGTTGATCGTAAGTGTCGCGTCTGTCTGGCTCCCAAGAACAGTGCCAGCTGAAAACGAATCAATGTCAGTGTCCGATGTGGCCTTGACAAGCGCCTGAACGCCAAGTGTCGGTGAGCTCATTGTCAAACCTCCGTCGCTGTAACGTCAAATATAACAGTGCCCCGTCTGAGATTATAATCTGGCACGGGGGCCGCCGTGTAACACTCAACAGCGAGTTCTACACCTGCCAGATGCCAGCCGGTCACGGATAACGTCGCGCTATCTATGGCGTCTATCACGTCCTCAGCGAGGTCGTGTATCTGCAACGTTCCGTTATATTGTGCCCAGCAGTCTATGTTCACGCGCACTGACTGCACGTTGTTTGTTTTTGTGCCGAGGTGCGTCACGGACACCTCACCAAATGTTGCGTATGGGAAGGACTGCCCGCTAGATGTTACCTCGTCCTTTATCGTCACTCCTGCCGTCGTCAACGCGTTCTTTAGCGCCACCTGCACGGGCCATGCTGCGAGCTTCATCCGAGTATCCTCTTCAGTCCAGACATAAACCGCTTCTGGACAGAATCAAATGCTGGTTTCATGAACGGCACCGGTCGTGTCCCCGGATGGTCAACACGAGTCGTGTATATTGTATAACCGCCACGTCTGCTCGGTCGAATGAACGTAACCCTATCACCACTTCCGCCACGCGTAGACGTTCCCTTTAGTTGCGGCACGTTGAACTTGAGCATCTTCTTGCGCACAGGTCGAATAATGTGCGGGCGCGTGCCATACTCTCGAAACGCCGAGGCCGGGTGCCCTGACTCAACTATGCCAGTGAACCCATCATCCGCATAGCTGGCAGATATTTGACTAGCCACCGAAGCATTGTTTGCCCTACCCTTCGCCTGAGCGACCATTTCGTGAGTCGTTGACGCTATGTGCGACCGCAGCTTCTTCCGCGTTGGCGGCCAGAACCTGCGCAACTTACGAGCAATAGTATCTGCTCCACTTACCCTTACCGTAAGTCCGCTCATGAGTCAACTATCTCCCTCTCCCATGCGTCAAACGATATACTGCGCTTTTGATCGTCAACTGTTGGCAAACCATCCATCACGAGCCAGCGCGAGCCCCACACGAACGCCAGCCGATGCGTTTCCAGCCTACTATCATACGCCATTTCGATCTTGTAGCGCCTCCCTGCGTCGTCCTGAAGCGCTACAATCTCCTCCCACCTGTTATCTACCTTGATCTTTGCGTAACCAGAAAATAGCGTAGTCCACGATCTGGCAAACCCTCCACCAGCGTCTTGAGTATCACTTGGCGTCTTGACGGTAACCGCATCGCGGTATCTGTTAGACATCTTCAGCATATGCGGATATCTCTATCTGCACTTATAAGCGCCACAACATCAGGCGGCAGGTCGTATACGTCTACGCCAGCACCCGCACTGTTCGATGGCACGCTCCCCGCCGACTGCTCGAACCAATGAGCAACCAATCGCCGCATTGCTGTGATATAACGTTCAGGCACGCCGGAGACGACACCCTCCGATACCGTCCCATATCCAACGCTTACCGTGAACCTGATGATGCCATAGGGCCATGAAGCACCAGTAACAGGAATAACGGGTGCGGCCATATCGCCTTCCATGAGGCGGTAGTTGTCAGTTGATGAAGACGTCCACGTTACTTCATCGTCTTCTGAGTAGTCTATCGCGTCAATACTCGTTATCGGTCGAATGCGAAGGTTGATCTTATCATTGACTGGCAACCTATCCTTTTCGACATAGATATACCATTGCTGGTCAACCATATACTCGTTGGCCCACGACTCGATTCTCTCTCTTGCAGCGTCCAACAAGCTGTCAATCAGATCGTCATGCGCTGTATTATCGGCAGCAATACCAAGCGCTGGCTTCACCGCTGCTTTCAAAAGCGGCTCTGCGGTCGGTGCTGTCTTGAGAACGTATCGCATAACATCTCCAAGCTGTGGGGGCGCCCTGGAGCACCCCCATCAACTTACATGTTGTCAGCTTACCGTAGTGCCAGTCCTGATATGGTCACTATCAGACGACGGGCGCGTAGTCGGCTTTTTGATTGCCGTAATGCCAACAACCATGTCGACGCCGGTTCCGTCTGTGGTTTCGGCGAGTTCAATCCACCAATATCGGGTTTTCGATGGGTCGCTCTGTCCGTCGTTGGTATCCTTTATGGATACGATCTGGACCTGATCGCCCTCGGTTGTGGCATCGATCTTGGTGAGCGTGCCGTTGTAGTCGGTCTCTTCCGTCCCATTGCTTCCAGTGGGCGTGCTACCAGCCGCCACATCCTCATACATCAGCTTGGGCGTCAAGTAGTCGTTGGAATCAGCAGTGGTTACCGTTCCGACGTTGATGATGAACATTGCTCCTTCAGCTTTGTTCAAGTCAATCGCGTCGGAATACGTAGTTGCTGTGATGTCGTCGGGGTCGAGCAACTGATAGACCTCAACGTCATCATACAGGTCCAGCAATGCAGCCATTTGTATCTCCTTAGTTCGGGTTCGTTATCAAATAGTTCAGCGTGTCAACGCCTGCCACCGATTTTGTGAACGCAACGCCGCCGTCATACGCCTTCGCGGACGCGTTGGCGGTGCTATCGCGACAGTTAGCAAGCCCGACCCAAGTCGCATCGCACCCCGTCACAGCAACTGACTCGGGACCAGCGTCGGTAAACGCAAGCAGCCCTGAGTATGCATACTGCATCGGAGTATTGATGTCGAGCGTGGCTCCTGAATTAATGTCCAGTTCGCCGCCGCTTTCCACGTCGATCTTAGCGCCGTTGCCGACGCCGAGAAGAGCGCCTCCGGCAGCGCGGTAGACAACCCCAGCTCGGTCTGCCAGCACGACAGACGCCACAAGGGCAAGAATCGCGCTGGCGATGATGACCGTTCGTTTCATACTATCCTCCAATTAGCTGGTCGCGCACTTGAGAACCTGGAACGCACGCGAATCGACAACGCCACCACCAACACGGTAGTAACCAACGATTCGCGTCTGTGCGCTCATGTTCTGCGTATACTGGTCAACCTGCGTAAACACGTCGGGATCGTGCAAAAGTTTATAGCCGCGCCTGAAGTCAGCCAGCACGATGGGGTATTCGTTTGCACCCTCATCGGGCATGTCAGACCAAATGCGCACGGGCAGGCCCTTGAGCGTGAACGGGTTACCGTCACGAGTGCCCGCCACATGGTAATACTGCGAGTCGCCCGTCTTGAGGTTGACGACGCTGGACCACGTGGTAGCGTTCATCCCCCACGAAGCGTTACGCAAGTAAGCGTTGGACCGCTCGGCAAGCGCTGCAATCATCTCCGCGAGAAAATCGGGGCTCGTGCCGATAGTCGAAGCCGCCCCACTAGCGGTATAGTTCGACTGGACGTTCGTGTCGTTGATGAAACCAGACGGCGAATAAGAACCGCTGCCTTCAACAACAGCCCGCCCCTCTTTCGCCGGGTAATCCATGCCCCACTTATTGAGGATGTAGCTCTCAAGGTCGATACGAGCGGTCTTGAGCAGCGCCCACGTAACGTCAGCGGCGAACAAGCCAGCATGCATCTTGATCGACTCGACTCCGAAGGACAGATCGTTAGTCGATGACTTGGTGCCAGACTCGCCCAGCCACGAGAACGTAGCAGCTGCGGTATCCTTGGCCATGTCCATCACATCACCATCGAACGGTTCGACCGTTACTGCCTGACGCACGTCCGACCATGCATACAGATACTCCATCACCCGCTGCGACCACACACGGTTGACGAGCAAACCGCCGGAGGATCCGTCTCCGACCTCCATAGCCTTCGATACTTCTTCACCGGCGCTTTTCTTCACCATGTCGAAGTATTCAGGGACAGCAGACTTCAGCTCGCCAACGGAAGCACGCGGGTTCCGCACCCATTCGCGGACGGCCTTCATGAAGAGCCCGATTTCTCTTTCGTCTCTGTCCTTCTTACTGCCGCCCTCACGCGCCCTATCCACCTCGGCCTTCAGATGAGACGCTTCCTTCGCCAGCGCTTCAAGGTCTTTCTGAGACTTCTCGTACTGTTCCTTCAAAAGCGCAACGTCACCCTGCGTCTGCTTCTGCGCCTCGTCCAGCCGGTCTTTCTGCTCGCGAGACGCGAGGATAGCCTTGTTGATTTCTTCGAGCTTCGTTGCAAGCTCAGTGTGCTCACTCATTGTGTCAAAACTCCTGTTTGATTGTATCCAAGATTGTTCCGGCTGCGTGCAATAGCGGCGCATAGTCCGGTTTTGGCGGCTCCGAGTTCTGGAGTGCCGTATGCCGTATCATGTTTTCACGTTCAATAACTGCATGTTTTAGTTCTGTTATCCACGTCTGTTCATTTGCAGGGAATGGAGTCAAGGACAACTCCGAAAGCTTCAGTTCTCTGAGGTGGCGGACCCATTCATTTTCGTTGATCTGTTCTTCGTCGCTCTTGATAACATAGCCGCCGATAGACAGCCCACGAACTGCACCAACCTCGATCTGCGAGTATGCGTATCGACACAAATCACTTTCCAGCGGAATTTTCCCGCGCACGAGCAACCCGCGCCCATCTTCCTCTGCGTCAACCTGCACGCCAACGCTCTGCTGCTTGTTATGTCCCCACAGTATGGGGATCGGACGTGACTCAGACAAGCTCTTTTTGAACGCACCAGGCTCTACAATGTCACCGTATTCATCAACATTCCCGAATACGGATGCGTAGCCAGTGAAATATCCGTAACGCCTATTTTCGTTTTCCGGAACATCAGCCTTTTCGACTTTGAACTTATAGTTCCCGATATATGCCTTGTTTTCGCTCATGTTTTGCCCCTATTCTACGGTGCACCTACAGTTGATGACTTCAGATAGCGGAGCACCTCGCGAGGTGTCGCCGGGAAACATCAGTTCAAAGCCGCCGACAATAAACGGCTCGCTAGTTCTTACCGTCTGGTTGTGCGCATCTCTATGTGTATCGCGGGTAACATCGTCCATTACCGCCATCCACGTTTTGTTTGTTATGCCCAGCACATGCCGCGCTGCCAGTATTCCGAGGTTCGACGCTGCTGCAACTATTGTCGCTATTTGCGGGGCGCGTGACTCCATATCCCGTTCATACGAATCATTCACACCTGTAACCGCTTGCGCAATATCGTCAGCGTCTTCAACTAGCTGAACAATTTTCTTCCGCGTTGTATCGATTATACCACTTGCACGTCGGTATATCTCACCGGCAGAATAACCTCGAATGAAGTTTGCCCAGCGTGAAACTGTTCGCCGTTTATCATCGTCTGCCTGTTTTCGAAACGCTGTGGTGTCAATTTCGACGCCTGTCATCACCGCATGGTCATAACTGGCGAACTGTATACCAACGTTGTAATATATCGCATCAAGCGCAGCTGCCCATCTGTCATACCGTATCTCTAGCGCTGGCGTATCCCCGTTTCGAATAGCGCTCACGACAACAGAGCGCTCTATCTCCATGACAGCGCGTATTCGGCGCGTTGCCGAGCCATACCACGGTCTACGCTGGCGCTCTCTAAGTGACGCTGGATTCCTCATCCTTTCATCCCATCACCAGAGTATTCCGACGTAGGTATTTGACTCGCGCTTGGCAAGAATACGTCGCCTCCATCAACCGGCGGCAGCGCCATCAATTCTCGCGCTTCATTTACCGTCATCACACCAGCCGCAACAGCGTCGGTATATCTTGACCAACGCATCGCCTCGGCTTCCTGAACAACTTCGAGCTGCGACTTGTCGTATTCAAGCCTGAGCCCGTCTTCGCCATATCTCTTCACAAACTGACGCTGAAATACGGCTACGATATGATCCAACCACCCAAATACGCATTCTGAGTAAAACGATCTGCGTGCTTCCTGATAGTTGCTATACGTCGCGTTTTCATGGTCGCCAATAATTTCAGGCGGCACGTTGAGCACGCTGCATATATCGCGGCGTGAACCGGTGCGCGCATCGTCCCATTCGGCGTCGCGAGGCCTGTCAGGCGTCTCAGTGACAGTCATCCCGTTAGATAGTATCCACGGGTTGTTCAGGCCAGCCCTTCCGTTCGACTTGCGCATCTGTTCAAGCAGGTCTTCCATCTGAGCGCGTGACAGATGCTGGTCCGTGTGTAGTATGCTTGAAGCTGTTGGCAAGTGTCGTATGCGGTCTACATTCCAGCGCTTTGACTCGTTGTTCAGGTCAATGTCGAGCGCTGCTGCTCGAATGTCTGGACTACTCGACAAACTATCAGTCATGCCCGGCATGCGTGCCCATACAACACGGTCGGCGCTGAATCTCTGACGGTCACTATCTCCCTTGTCGCCGTACCAAAATGCAGTCACTTGACCGCGACTGTTGGTAACTGGCTCCATCTTGTCAGGTCGAAGCCGCTGTATCTCAGACGGCGGCCTGTTGGCGAACGCCCCGTTCAGCAGGAAGAACGCATCGCCATGAGCAATGATGTCAACGACGAACCATCGCACAATGTCCCGATACATCACGTATTCGGACGGCCACCTAATCAACTCTAGCAACTGGTGATTTTCTAGTGTCTCATCACGAGAATTACGCATTATTAGCGGCACAGCGGACGCGCTCAGCACTATTTCGTTTATGCAGGCTCTAACCGCAGCGTTGCTTTCGTATCCCTGCTCGATCGAGTCGGCGTATGAAACACGCGCTCCTCTGGACAAGTCGCCAGTTTTCCATGCGGCGATAATTGCCGAAATGTCAACGGCATCCTTCTGCACAAAGTCTTGATGCCATGCGTCTATAATCATCAGCTCATAGCCCTGTTGATTGCGCCTGTTATCCAGTCGTCATCCGGCGCACGAACCACCACGTCGCCGTGCCCGTAGTGTAGTGCATGCGTCGCCCATACGAAAGCGTCCATCCTGTTCGGCGACCATTTGCTGCGGCGAGGTATCCATTGCGTCATTTCTTCCTCTAGCTCTTTGTGGACGCCGACGAACTTGATCTTACCAAGCCTCATCAGTGACGCTATGGGTTGCGCTCTTGCCTCTTTGTTGTCGCTTGCCCTGAAGTTTTCGACGCGAAGGCTCGGCGCTTCCTCCGCGAGAACTGACCGCCACACATCGCCACCGAAGTTATCCTCAACGGCAACAAACGCATCGCGAGCTTCAAACTGTCTCGTGGTGTCAACAGTTGCTATAGCCCAACCGTTTTCTGTGTATGATCCGCTGTTATCTAGCAGAACGTAGAGAATACCATCGACGCCTTGGCCAACAGCCACTATACCCTGCTCGTCTGCCCCTGTTTGTCCGCCGGACGGGTCCAGCCCTACGCATACGACTCGTAGCTTGCACGGTAGTTTGTCCACCCTTGCGCCATTTATCATATTCTCAGTGAACACAGCGCCTGCAACGTCAAGGCGCGGTCGCTGTTGACATAGCGCGCTGAACCAGAACCTTCCTAGCTCGCGCTCCATGCGCTCAAGGCGGTCGCCATCGAACCGCTCCGGCCACAACGGCTCTCCGACAGCGCGCCCCAGCGGGTCGTTTTCTTCTGCAAACGCTGGCAAATTGACCGTTGTCCATTTATCGGCATCCGGATTATGATCCGGGTCATCTATGCGCCCGGCGAGGTCGTCAGGATGCCAGCGCGTCATGATAACAATCACTGTAGCGTCTGGTTCGAGTCGAGATAGTGCGGTAGCCTGAAACCAGCGCCACACCTTGTCACGATACGTCTTCGACAGTGCCTCTTGGTCATTCTTTATCGGATCATCGATAATCAACAAATGAGCGCCGCGCCCGGTAATTGATCCACCGACGCCAGTGCTGCGCATCTTGCCGCCACGAGACGTGCGCCACATCCCTTGCGCCATCTTCATGCGCTCTGGCTGGACGCCGAACACCTCCATCCCGTGCTCGGTGAGCATGTCCCGAACTTCACCGCCGAACTCCTCGGAGAAAGACGCGCCGTGCGTGGTAAGTATCACTTCGTTCTTCGGGCGTCTGCCAAGATACCAAGCGGGAAGGGCCTTGCTGCATAGCATCGACTTGCCGTGCCGAACTGGGCAATGTATCTTGATGCGCTTGGCATTGGAGGCTGGGTGACATGCCTTGACGAGCAGTTCGTCAATCATGGCAATGTGGCGCGGAATGAGAAACTGCCCACCTGTTGCGTGAGCAGCGAATGAAGCGGGCGAGAATGTCCCCACGTGTGTTATCAAGTTATTCTTCCTGCCGATTTAGCCACCAACAGCATTCCTCGTCATCGGTAGTGATAAACTGCTCCGTTATCTTCCACGAAGAGTCTACGCTAGCGCCTGCTATCGCCTCGGTCAGGTCACGTATGCAACAGTTCATTTCCTCGACAGCAGACGTAAGCCGCTCAATCGCCTTCAGCTGTTCGGCGTTATCATCCATTGCCGCCCCTTTTCGCAGCCTTCTGGCCAAGCCTGGCAAGCGTCGCTTGTTCTTCTGTTGACAGGTTGTCGAGTGCTTCCACCTCTTCGGCTTTTCCCGCGTCCCCTTCGTCAATCCGAGGCTCGCGTTTCCCCCACCGGTCGGGCCTGCGGCGCTCAAGCCACCATGCCGAAGCCGTCCACGTGCCATCTAGCGCGATAGTCCTGATGTTCGCAACCTGTTCCGCCTCTGCCGCAGCCTTTGCCTCTTTTACGTCGTTCTGAAACTCCACATAAACAGGCCGTTCATCATTCATCCACCGGTGAAACGCTGTCGTGCTTATTCCAGATGCTTCAGCGGCAGTTTGCTGCGTGTTCCCCTCTCGCAACAGTTGGATAATCTTGTCGCGCTTTTCTTTTATCTTGGGCTTTCTGCCCATCAGTTGAGTACCTTCTCGGCTATAACCGCCAGCACTACCAGATACGACGCGAGCAGGTAGATTCCGGCGCTGGTCGCCGCCCTCGAAGCCGCCTTCTCAATACGCGCAACGGCTTCTTCGCTCTGGACCTTGCGGAAGCGATTAAACAGCGACGGAGACAGCCAGTCAACAACGGTCGCCGTAGCCACGCACCCGATTATTACAGCGGCGAATATAGCCGTTATGTAAACAAACAACCCGATCATTCTTTCTCCTTGAACAACGCATAAAGACCGTTCAGCGTGTCGAGCAGGTTCTCGCGTTCCGCTTCGTTCAGCATGTCAACTCTGTTGCAATTTCTGTTGATTTCGCACCACCACTCAGCTTCGTCGCTACGCCGCCCGAGCTGCGCCAAATAGCCCAACATAGCCAACCGATGCGTGTCGTTGCCCAACCACCATGCGCACAGACGCCTCAATCTGGCGTCTCGTCCCATCTCATTCAGAGTCGTTTTGCTGAACGTTATGCCATCTGCTGGGTCGTTGTCGTTGATTATTGAATCAACTATCGGCACAGAAGCCTCGTCTTTGTTTAGTGCTGGTAATCCTGTTTCGCAGTATACGGAAATAACCAACCAGCGTCAAGGGCTACCAGTTATCATCACACGGATAACGTCTGCCGCGTCGAACGCGCTACCTACAGCTATAACAGCGAGCGCTATTCCGATCACGAACAATAACGCATAATCTCCTGTTTCTTTTCCTTTTGCCGCTTCGGTTATGTACATGCCTGCCAGTATGCCAGTCGTAAGCATCGTAAACAGTATGAACACAGTTTCTTTGACCATGTGTCAGTGTCCCCTCTTTGTCATCTCTACGCAGTAGTCTTTGCCGCTTGCCGTTATCGCAACTGCCAGCGCATCGCTCGCGTTCAGGTCGATGTGGTCGATGTGGTCGGCGTTTTCGATATCTACCCAGAGCGTCAGCGCCGTGCGCACGCTTTCCTTGGTTGCGTTTCCGCGCCCACACACAGCGAGCTTTGCTTCTTTCGGCGCTATTTCGACAAGTGCCGCATCGAACTCCGCTGCCAGTATTTCAGCTATTGCTTTCGCCTCTCCAATGGCAATACTTGTCTTTTTGTTTGCCTTGCCAACGTATCCAGACTCAACGGCTACTATGTCCGGCTGTTCGGCCTTTATGATTCTTCGCAGCTTCACGAACAGACCGTAAAGTCGCTCGTGTCTATGACGCCCCTGCGGCTCCGACAAGACCCCGACATTCGGAACGTCGAGGCCCTTGTCGATTGACGATATGAGCACAGCGTAGCCCATATGTATGGTCCCGGGATCGATGCCGATTATTTTCACGCGTCCTCCCTAGTCAGGCCCTTAGCGCGCAGTAAACACGATGTCATAACTATTGACTCATCGTATATTTTCGCGCCTGACAAAGCGCACATCACGTGGTCATCGCCGTGATAACGTATTGCTATGCACTCTTCACATGACTTGGGCAGCTTGACAAACTGCGAGGCGTTGCCTTGCGAGCATTTGCGAGACGCCTCGACCATGTCGTCATCGAGCTCGTCCAGGTCGTCGCACTTACGCTCTATTGTGGCCGACAATCTGAGCGTAAGTTCATTTTCATCGTCGCACAACTCCATCGAGTAAACCCACGCTTCGTCGAAGACGGTTCCTGTGGTAACGCCATCGCAACACAGTATGTCGTCAAGAAACTGCTGGGTATACCGATGGACATGCTCTCTTTGTGAGTCATCTTTCATTTGTGTTGCCCTGTCCTTGTAATTCGCGACAAACAGCTTAGTCATCGTCTTTCCTCCGCATTTCCAGCCACGCGAACACCAACCACAGCGCTTCGAGGGCACCAATCACAAAAACCATTCCGACCGCTACCGCTCCAGCTGCATAAAGCAGCGTGTAAATCCATTCGCTCATGTTGTTTCCTTTATCCATGAAATCGGTAGCCAGGTTTTACCGCCTGTCGAGTTTATTACAACGAGAAACATTTCCGTCCATGTCTTATCTACTGACCACACCTCGATTGCCGACAAGTGTCCTTCGCGTGGCGAAGTGAAACCGACGACGTATTTGCCCATGCGGCGCTCGTTGCTAACCAAAGACGCGATAACACTTCGCAACTCTGCTACACTGTGTGCAACTGCAACTAATCCATTTTGGGGATTGTCCGAAACATCCACAACATCAAACGTCATGTTATCATGCTCAGAACGGCAGATCGCTTGCGTCGTCGTCATCTTCGTTCCTGTTTGTGTGCGGTTGTTCTTTGCTCTTCGAGGGCGGCCTTTCGCGCCGGTTGTCACGGTCTTCACTTCCTGTTGATCTACCGTCCCCGAGAAATTGCACAGTCTCACACGTAATCTCTGTGGCTTTGCGCTGGTTACCGTCTCTGTCGTCATACGTGCGCGTGCCAAGCCTGCCCTCGACATAAACGGGGCTGCCCTTGTAGAGATACTTGTGCGCCACCTCTGCGGTCTTGCCCCAGCACACTACATTGTGCCATTCTGTTTCTGTCTGCTGGTTGTTGTCGCGGTCTCTGTATTTACGAGACGTTGCAAGGCTGAACCTGCATAGCGACGTGCCGGACTGTAGCGTGTGAAGCTCGGGGTCTTTGCCAAGGTTGCCGATAAGCATCACTTTGTTCAGGTGCGCCATTTCGCTTCCCTCCATGTTTTCGCTGTAACGTCGTCAGTCCAAAAACAACGGGACACCGTTGCCATGTATCTGGATGTGCACGCACCCTCCGGGATTATGCATAGCGGTAAATAGCGCGAATCTGCATGAAACACCTCGAAGAAAACACCACTCATGCATGGTGCTCACTAAGTGCAGCAGACTCGGCGAGTTGCTCACATATGGCTCGGTAACTAGCATGTATGACTTGTCCGCCTTGCGGTAGTATAGCTTCCAATGGTCAAACAGTTCGTGTCTCATGGACGGATGAGACGACAAACAGTAATCTTCGTCCAAGACCTCCATGTCGCCGTCTATCTGTCCGTGCGCTTTTACCACAGCAAACGGTCCGAGTCTATCGTAGCTACTCGGTATTCCCGTGTCGCGATACCCGGCGGCGTGTATCAACTCCTTCGTCGCATCGCCAGCGTTTTGCGCGTAGTGGTCCGCCCTGGATACCTTTTCGCCAGGCGCGTAGACCTTTCTTCCAATAAGCCTTTCCATGTGGTCCCTCCTGTGATTTGTAACAGTATGGTCAAACAGTTGGTGCAATGGTGTCATATACGGCCAAGAATAGGTGAATCGCAGCCCGGCAATAGCCCCAGCTGTATGCCCCGCCTCTCGGCGCCGTAGCGCTTTGCCAGGTAAGCCCTGACGTGATTTCGGCCCCGTTCGTTCCGCACGAAGCCCGTGCCGTCAACCGACGTAGCCCCCGCCAGATCACACTGCCATAGTTCGCGCTCGTGGTTGACGCGCCCAACGTGGATCGGCGTGCCGCGCAA